ATTGAGGATATGTCTATCTTCTTTATTTTCCATAGATTTTTCCTCACTATTAAGTGGATGTTTTTCCAATTCGTTAGAATTGAAATCGTTAAAATCCCTAATGGGATTAATTTTTGTTAAAGTGCTAAATTTATGTCCTACTTCAATATCAGTAGGTTCACCACTTCTATAAACTTGTATTAAGGCTGCTGGATTATCTTCAGTTCCAGTAATAGTTAATTCACTATTAGGTATATTTATTTTTCCATCCCTTTCAATCTTAATTATTTTTCCTCTAGCTCTTCCACCAGCACTATTCCAGCTTACAAAATCACCAGTCTTTAGTGCATCAGGCATAGCTCTTTCTTCTTCTTTTTTCATTTGATCTACCTTTGTTTTTGACCATGTATATCCAGCATCGCCACCCCATAAAGCCCAGGCAATTCTCCCATTGGAAGGATATCCATCTTCATTTGCTGTAAATCCCTCACCTTTTTTATCTACTTCATGTCTGCTGAAAAAGCTATACATTCTTTTTATTGTTTCATCAGATAGGTTTTCATTAGCTACTATTTGTCTTGCTCTTACAGCTCCAACCCTAGTGCCGCCTCTTCCAAATTCTTCACGCCAATCTAAACCCTTTTGTGCTTCAGATCTCATGCCTTGATTAGGCTTACTCATCATCATCCCCACCCTGTATCTTTGCTTCTACAGGTAATTTCTGACCAAATGGTTGATAAGCAATCTCAATGTCGTATTGTTTGGCTAGTTCTATTTCTTTTTGATGTTGCTCAAACAATTCTTCTGTATCTCTGCCATAAGATGCGGATATATCTGCATAAGTTAAAGTTCCATTTTGTAAACCTATAACGTTTGCTTGCATTTCTTTAAGAGGGTCAATCCAAGAGAATGATCGAGGTATAAAGTTTACTGAATTAGCAAATTTATCAAATTTACCCATAGGCAAATTAATATAACCAGTTGATATGGCCATCTCTAACCATGATTGAAATACTGGATTTATAAAATGCTCAACCACAAACTGTTGATAAATCATGTACATAGACCTATCTTCCAAAGCACCTTGTCTGATTGAGCTGTAATTAACTGATGTAAGGTCGTTTGATAGAGAATGATAAGAAATATTTAAACCAGATGCTATGCTTCTTAATACGCTAGTTGTAAAAGAATCAAAAGCTGATGTTGGATGAGTTGGATTGAATTCTTTAAAATCCATACCACTTGGCAATTGCTCAAATACGCCAGCTTGTGCGTTCATTGTTGGATTAAAGCCATCCTCAAGTTCACCATCACCAACATATCCATCTCCATCGCTTGAAGTAAAGAACCCCATTTTAGAAGCTCCAACTCTAGCAGCTACTATTTCGGCTTCTAAATAACCATTTAACATCTTGACATTAGCCATAGCAGTAGCGACTAATGATACGCCTCTGGTTTGTTCAGCTCTTTGTGGCAAGTAAGCATGGATTATTTCTTCTGCTGGAACTCTTATATGCTCTATGTTACCCATGTATGTTCTATCATATGGATGTTCTTTATATAAGTGATAAGCAACTGGTTTATCGTGTTTATTTACTTCAACACCCATCTTAATGCGATTTCCAGTGCCTTTATTAAAGCCATTTTTACTTTCGTCTAAATGATCTGCTTCTAAAAACTGTAATGTGAAACCAAAAGGCGAATCATTTGATTTGATTTTTCTAATTAATACTTCACCATCTCTGCATAAAGATTCAATAAAGATTTTTTGACAATCTAAAAAACTTAATCTGCCATTAGCAGTACAATTACCAACCTTTGACCAATCCTTCCAAGCACGTTCAATAAGTATATTTGCACCTATATCCAAAGACCCGTCATCATTCCTTGCTTTTGATGAAACTCTTATGCCATGCTTTCCAATAACATTAGATATCATTAAGTTTAAATATCTTGATATATATGAATCATTACGTGCTAATTCTCTGGCTCTATCTCTTAAAATCCTTATATTGTCTTTTATTTCAGCATCAGCACTTGTAGATGCAGTTACAAAGTCTGCAAACAGCCTTCCAGTGCTAGCACCAGAGAAACTTCTTTTAAATGTTTGTTTCTTTTGTGGTGTAGGATTATCTAAACCTAAAATTCTGCTATACCAAGCCATTAAAATTTAACTCCAATAGTGTTTCCAGAACCCATACCATTTTTAATTCTTGCTAGTTTTACTTCTTTAAGCCATTCAGCCTTATATCTATCTCTAAAAGTCATTAATTCATCAATCGACATTCTGGACAATGACCTTCCTGCAATAGACATACTGCTTTGATCCATGTTTGCTCGGCCTTGAATAACAGCTTCTATGCTATCTAATACAATTTTTGTATGAGATCTTGCACCATCGTCAACAATAGTTGCATAGCCTTCACCAATAATTGCTTCTACTGATCCTGCTGTTTTAACTACAATAGCAACCCACCTATAATCACCTGCTGTATGTGAAGTGGTGCTTGATGTGGCAAAAATATAATCATCCCCGCTTTCAGTTGCGTTCACTACAAAAGATGAAGCAGTAGTTCCGCTAATTAAATGAAACTTATATTTTAAAGAATAAGAAGCTACTGGGTATTCATCAGATAAGCCAGTTTTTTTCCAAGCCCAATAATCACCTTTTTGTAAAACAGGTGGTACTTCATTTGGATAATTACCTGAATCAAAGACGTTGCTCAATTAAAAACCTCATAATATTAATAGATATATCTACTATTTAAGTTATGAGCCAAAATTTAATTGTCAACTTATCTGAAGATGGTTTTAGGCATTATTTCCAAGAAGTAGCAAAATTATCCCTATTTATGCCCTTTTTACCCTTTTTTTGTGTACTTAAGCTAGGTTCTGATGTATTTCCTGTTAATAATCGTTGTTCTATAAGGTCAAAATTTGGATTTAATATATAGACTGCTGCTAATGAATAACAAATTGTATCAAGAGCTTCATTACGTTCTCTAATCTGCTTCCAATATAAAGTTTTTCTACCTTTTACAAACTTCACGAACCTTTGCTCTGCTGTAAGTTGTCTAAAATATTCTTCATCTACTGTAAGTGGAAAGTGTAAAGTTGAATAGCCATACTCTGATGCAAGTCTTGAATAGATAACTTCTTTAGCAGTATCACTTCCAACTGGATATAAAATATTATTTTCTTTACCAACTTTAGTTGGTTTACCAACAACTGTTTTTCCGCTTTGTGATTGACCTTTAATTGCAAAGATTCTTCTTCCACGTTTATTTTTAGTAAAGGCGTAAACCATTTGTGTCTGGAATCCAGAATCAATAGTAGTACAAGCAATAGTCATGTTTCTACCAGAATGTGTTTTAAACTTAGATTGCAAATATTTATCTAAATCATTCCAAACTGCAATTTGACCTGTAGATCCATAAATAATTTTATAATCTACAACCCACATTTCAAAATTATGGGAATAAGCTACAACCTGGCACTCAATACGATTTTTTTGAATATCTACACCGCAAGTTAATACAAGAGCTTCATCTGGTATTGAGTCTAAATCGTATGATTCTCTTTTAGCCATTAACCCCTCTGGTTCAATAGCTTCTTCTGGTTCGGGCTGCCAAGTTTCTGCCAATGATGTATTTATAAAAGTTTTTAACATTTCAGGCTGTTTTTTGGCTTCTAAAAAGTTTTCAGCCATTGCTCCCCAAGTACTAAAAACACTGTATAGCTCGTTTATGTGAAATCCTGCTGTTTTCTTTGTTTTGTGCGTTGCCTTCCACTCCCCATTCTTTAACATCCAATGCTTTTTTGATTCATTTATAACGCAACCATTATCGCAAGTGTATATTGCTGTTTCTGGTTTATTTTCTTCCCAAACAACATTTGACCATTTAAGGGTTTGTTTTAAATTACATTCTGGACATGGAACGTAATAGTATCTTTGATCCGATTCTTCAAAAGCAGTCTCAATTCTTGATAGGCCTTTGACTGTTGGGGTGCTGCATAAATATATTTTGCGATTAAAAAAAGTCTGAGTTCTTTTTGATGCTAATAAAACTGGATCACCCTCACTTCCAACATTAGCCTCCATGCGGTCGACTTCATCTACACATAATATTCTAACGCTTCGACTAGCAAGGGAAGCTGCGGAATTAGACCCAACCATATTTAAGGTAGTGCCACCATCAAATTTTTTTGATAAAACTGTATTGCTGCTATCTTTTGACTTGGGTTCATTTATTCTTGCACGTAATACTGGCGTATCTCTTAACATATTAGCTAATTTTTCTTTGCTATATGCTTGAGCCATTTGTAAAGAAGGCTGCATTACAAGAATAGGACAAGGACTCATGTGGATATAATAACCAATGACATTGTTAAGCACCTCAGTTGCACCAACCTGGGCTGATTTCATCCAAACTATGCGTTCAATATTGGGATCATTAAATACATCCATAATCTCTTTTTGATATGGTGCATAGTCTGTTCTATATTTTCCGCTTATGGCTGAAGATTCTGGTGATAAATACCTGTATTCATCAGCCCATTCACTTATCTTTAGCTCACTTGGTGGTTTTAGCTGACTCTGTACTTGTTTCAGTACGTTCAACATATTCTCTTGGTAATCCATCTTCTGATAATTCCTCTAATGCTTCATATATGCTTTTTTTGATTAAATCTTCTGCTTGGTTAAAATCTTCAACTGATAAAACTTGATGTGCTAAGTTATTTGGTATGTTTAATAACTTTGCTTTTGCATTTGCAACAAAATCATTCCAGGTATTTTTAACTAAGGCTGCTGGTATTAATTTACCTTCTAATTGATTTACTTCTAATTCAGCCTTATCAGCCTGGAATTTTTTTAACCTTGTAGACTCTTCAACAATATCTCCCTTTAATCCACTCTTCTTAAAATGATTAGCGTTTTTTCTTAGGTGGTTTATATATTCAATTCTGCTGAAATCTATATCTATTGGAGATCTACCCTTTTTCACTGTAATAACGCCATCTTTAATTAATTTGCTTAATGATTGAGGAGTCATACCTAAATGTTTTGCCAATTCAACTTGAGTAGACATTTATTAAAAATAAGTTTGATTTTGCGAGCTTGTATCTAAAAAAATAAAAAAATCGCAACCTTCGTTCGTTTTAAACTTGCAGAAGAACCTAGAAATATCTGAAGGGCTTATCATACGCTATAAACCTTGTACCTATGGGCTTTATTAAACATATTCATCTTCGTATTACTTTCCTTATTTGTTTATCTAATTCTTTGTCGTAATTATTTTTAATAACACCAATACCAATCTTAAAAAAGTCTAGTAATTTTGTATGCTTTATAAAATTCTTTGCAACAGCTAATAGCTTTAAACCACCATCGCCCTCACGCTTCCATAGTGCATTATTATTTAAAAATAAATCTTTTCTGTTATCTAGCTTCTTACCTTTAAGGCCAATCAAGTTACCAAACTTATTAGTACGTTCTCCACCTGCTGATGTTACAGGTGCGAATATCTTAGACTTTGTTGGGCGTTCTATACCGCCTTGATACACATACCTTAAATACTTTTGTGCAATTGGTTTTATAAATACTAATGCAGACAAGTCATTAGGTTTAGCCCTAAACTTTGCAGGCATATCTATTGATTTAATTGTAAATGGTGTGGGTCTGTCTAATTTCTTTTGTAATTGTGATCGTTCAGCATTAACTACTTTAACACCAATATTGTTTATTGCTTTAGCTGTAGCCTCGGGCAATCTTTTTCTTTTAAATAGACCTAATTGTTTCTTTAATTCTTTTTCATTAGATTTAATTTGTACTGTTATGGTCATGGTTACTCCAATTAGATTTGTTATTAAATTTCAATCCCATTTCAGCAGCTTTACGCCTTACTGTTGTTGGACTGCATCCAAGCTGCATTGCAACTGTTCTGGTACTAT